TTATTAAACAAAGATTTTGGTAATCCTATTGTATTTGATAATCAACTAAAACAATGCGCGTTAATAGCAGTTGATGAGTGCTTAAATACTTGTGTTGAAAGTATGATATATTATTGGCAAGAAGTAAAAAAAGAAATAGAAAAGTTATGACGCTAAAACAAAAGTTTAAAGAAATATTAACTGCATTTTGGATAAATGATTGGGAAAATAAATGTGAAATAGTAGCAGATGAATTTGCTATTGGATTTGCAGAGTGGTTATTAATAATTTACAACGAAGATATTATTTATGATGCATACACAAAAGAAGAACTATTACAAATATATAAAATAGAAAATGAATTATGACACCAGAACAAAGAGCATACATATTATTTAATAAATACACAAAAGCATATAATAGATTTGTAGTTAGTGGTTATATTAAACAAGGTAGAAGTGATTGGAAAGAAATAGCTATTGAATTAGGTAAGTTGTATAAACAATAAACAAAAATGTTTATTTTTAATATATTTAAATATAACTTTTATTATGGCATTTGAAAAAGGACACAAGTTTAGTAAAGGTAGACCACCAAAGGTAGAAGAAGAAAAAGTAAATAACATATTCATAAAAGCATTAGGTGAACTTTATAATAAAGAAACAGAAGATGAAACTAAAATAGCTTTTGTTAAAGATACATTAATGCAATCACAAAGAGGACAATTATTTATTGCTGAACATATCTTCGGTAAACCAAAAGAAACAATAGAAACTACACACAATCTAAATGACTTTAATATAAAAGATATATTTACAATTGATAAATCTAAATAATAAATATAATCTATTAGGAAGTGATAGTAGATACTTTGTAATTACAGGTGGAAGGGGTTCGGGGAAATCATATTCTTTGAACTCATTTCTATTGCTGCTAACTTATGAAGTAGGACACGTTATTTTATTTACACGTTATACATTAACTTCTGCAAACGTTTCTATTATACCTGAATTTATAGGCAAGATTGAAACAGCTAATCTAACGAATGATTTTTATATTACTAAAGATGAAATAGTAAACAGAAAAACAGGATCTAAGATACTCTTTAAAGGTATTAAAACAAGTAGCGGAACACAAACTGCTAACTTGAAATCATTAGCTGGAGTTACTACTTGGGTATTAGATGAAGCAGAAGAATTAACAGATGAAGAAACATTTGAAAAGATAGATTTTAGTATAAGAACTATCGGAATTCAGAATAGAGTTTTATTAGTTTTAAATCCAGCAACTAAAGAACATTTTATTTATAAGAAATTCTTTGAAGATAAAGGAGTTCAAGCAGGAAGTAATTTAATTAAAGGTGATACTACTTATATACATACAACGTATTTAGATAACATAGAAAATCTATCTGAATCATTTATTAGTCAAGTAGAAAATATAAAGAGTAGGAGACCTGAGAAATACAAACATCAAATATTAGGTGGATGGTTAGATAAGGCAGAAGGAGTTATCTTTACTAATTGGACAATAGGTAAATATGAACAAGTATCTAAGTCTGTATTTGGACAAGATTTTGGTTTTAGTAATGACCCTACTACATTAATAGAATGCAATATAGACACAGCTAACAAACGAATTTATATAAATGAACGTTACTACTTACAAGCATTAACAACGTCACAGATATATCAATTAAATAAACAACATTGTTTAGATAGTTTAATAGTTGCTGATTCAGCAGAACCAAGATTGATTAGTGAATTACAAACATCAGGTTTAAATATTGTTCCAGCAATTAAAGGTCAAGGTTCAGTAACTTATGGAATAGCATTACTACAAGATTATGATCTAATTATATCACCTGAATCAATTAATCTAATTAAAGAGTTAAATAACTACAGTTGGTTAGAAAAGAAAAGTAATACACCTATTGATAATCATAATCACTTAATAGATGCTTTAAGATATGCTGTAGGTTATCAATTAGAGAACCCGAATAAAGGAAACTATTTTATATATTAATTATGAGTTACGGACAAATGATTTCCACAATACAATGTTACATACATCACACTAAGAATGTAGAAGTAATGATTAATTTACCAAGAAACATAGGTGAAATTAAAAAGATGCAGCAGATGTATTTAATAGCTTCAGCATACCTTACTGTATAGTATATGATACATTAAGTATCTTTATTATGGTTAATGTATAGTATATGATACATTGTTAATATTAAGTTAAATGTATTTTATTTAAAACATAATAGTTACATTTGTAAAAAATATAAAACATTATGAAAAAATTTGAAGTTGAAGGCTGGTTTAGATATAGTGGTGGTGATGAAAAAGATTACCAAGTAGAAACAATAGAAGCAAGTAATGCCGAAGTAGCTATATCATTATTTAGAAGCATTTGGACAGGTACAAGTTTCTTTAGAATATACGTGAAGGAAATTTAATTTTGGTTAGTTAGATTTAGTTAAATTAGGTACATAGAAATATGTGCCTTTTTTATTTTTAATAGCTTTGCTATTTAGTTTAATACAATTCCAACTTTATTTTATTAATATAAAAAAACAATAATATGAAGTTAGAGATTAGCATACCAACAGAGTTAAAAGAAATTAAATTATCACAGTATCAGGCTTTTTTAAAGATAGCTAAAGACAATGAAGATAGTGAGTTCTTACATCAGAAGATGGTTCAGACATTTTGTGGAATAGATTTAAAAGAAGTAGCAGAAATAAGATATAAAGATGTAATTGATATTACGAATTCTTTAGGTAAAATGTTTGATGTTACAAACCATAAGTTTATCAATAGATTTAAAATGGGTGGTGTTGAATTTGGATTCATACCTAACTTAGATGATATGACATTTGGAGAATATACAGATTTAGATACGTATATAACTGACTGGGATAATATGCATAAGGCAATGGCAGTATTATATAGACCTATCAAAAAGAATGGCTTAAATGGTACATATGAGATAGAAAAATATAATGGTTCAATAACATATTCAGATGTAATGAAACACGCACCGTTAGATGTTGTATTTGGTGCTAATGTTTTTTTTTACACTTTAGGCAACGAACTATTGAAAAGTACGATGACTTATTTGGAGAACAACAAGGAGATACAGAATATTCTGCATCAGCACAATTTGGAAAAAGGTGGGGATGGTATAGTTCAATCTATGCTCTTAGTAAAGGAAGCATTATCGAGTTTGATAGAATTACCGAATTACCAATTAATCAATGTTTAACATATCTAACATTTGAGAAACAAAAGAATCAAATAGAATCAGATTTAATTAAAAAAAGATAATGAGTACATTTTACGAAATAACACAATCAATTAAGAATAAATTACAAGAAGATTTATTTGTGAATACAGTGACTACTGGAGATATATTTAAAGTTGATTTAAACAAACAAACTATATTTCCTTTGAGTCATATTATAGTTAATTCAGTATCTTATCAAGGTCCTGTATTAAATTATAATATATCTATTTTATGTATGGATATAGTAGACGAATCTAAAGAAAAAGTTACAGATATATTTATAGGTAATGATAATGAGCAAGATGTATTAAATACTCAATTAGCAGTTGCAAATAGATTCTTAGAAGTATTAAGACGTGGTGCATTAGCTGAAGATTATGAACTTGTAAATAATACAGCATCAATAGAATTCTTTACTGAAAGGTTTGAAAATAAAATAGCAGGTGTTACTGCTACATTTGATATTGCAATATCCAATTTGATGACGAAATGTTAGAAGTTGATGCAGTCATAAAGAAATTTAGAGATTATGTTATTCAACAAGCAAGAAGTAATCTTTCAAAGACTGGACATAATAACACTAAAGAACTTTATAATAGTTTAAAAGGTGAAATAGTTACAGAAGATAAATATACTATTGTAGGCTTTCAGATGGCAGATTATGGTACGTTTGTAGATTTAGGTGTTAAAGGTAAAACAAGTTCTGACAAAGCACCTAATAGTCCTTATAAGTTTGGAAGTGGAACAGGTAGAAAAGGTGGTTTAACACAAGGAATAAATAAATGGGTTAAACTTAAGGGCTTTCAATTTCGTGATAGAAAGTCAGGTAGATTTTTAAGTTATGATTCAACTGCTTATTTAATTACACGTTCAATATTTCATAAAGGAATTAAACCAAGTTTGTTTTTTACTAAACCATTTGAAGCAGGGTATAAGAAATATATTGATGTAGATTTATTAAAAGCATTTGGGCAAGATATAGAAACAATAGTAGATTATAATTTAAAAGATTTAAAATGAATATAATAAAAAGTAGAAGTCCATATTTTATAACAGTAGATGAAGCATCACAAATAGGTGGTAAGATAGAAGTGTTCTTGTGGCACAAAGGAACAACAGAACCTGCAACACCAACTTATACATTGACTAAATTAATTCCAAATACTACACAAAGAAAACTAACTTGGAACATATCAAACTATATTAAAGAGTTTATAGATATTATAAACCCTGTTAAAGTAGTTACACCTACAATAGAAAACAACAATGCTTGGTGCTTTTGTAAAGTTAAAAGATATAAATTAATAGGTTCTACTTATACTTTATTAGACACTACAACATATGTAGGTGTGCAAGGATTTACAGAATATGTAGATGGGTATAATGAATCAGTTAATAATAATTATCTACAATTAGTTAATTCAAATATTAAAGTTGATTATAAATATTCAGGTACTAATATTCCATATTTCAATTTATTGTTAGAAAGAAATCCTGATTATGCTTGGACTGTTTCATATTACAATGCAGCAGGAACTAATTTAATGACGCAAACTATTATAACTGCAGGAACTTCAGAAGTATTTAATTATAAAGTACCATTGTATTATAACTATGAACCATATTTAGTTTCAAGTTTAATCATAGAAGAAGATGGCGAAATATTAAGAATGAATGTAAACAAAATAGAAGAATGTAAATATACTCCTGTAGAATGTGCATTTATAAATTCATCAGGTGGGTGGCAGTTTTTAACGTTCTTTAAAGCACAAAGTAATTCAATAAGTGTAAAGGGTTCAGATTATAACTTTCTTCCTGATGCAGTTGATTATAACGTATACAGAGGACAAAGCAAAGTGTTTAATATAAATGGAAACAAAACTATTAAATGTAATACAGGTTGGGTTTACGAATCTTATAATGAATTGATACAAGACTTGCTTTTAAGTGAAACTATTTTATTAGATAATAAACCTGCAAAAGTTAAAACACAATCATTTACATATAAGACTGATTTGTTAGATAGAAACATAAACTTTGAAATTGATTTTGAATATTCATTTGACTTAATAAATAATGTTATATGATAGTAGTGGGTTTATACATAAAGAATTTATCTACATCAGAATATGATAGGGTAGAATTATTTAGTGATGAAAAAATAAGTGTAACGAGTTCTGTTCAAAACATAAATGATATATCTAAAACACTTTCAGATTATAGTCAAACGTTCACAGTACCTGCTACTAAAAATAATAATGCTATATTTAAATATTGGTATGAAAATTCTTTATACACTCAATTTAGTACATTAAAAAAAGCAGATGCTTATATTGAATTAGATACAATACCATTTAGAGTAGGTAAGATTCAGTTAGAAGGTTGTGATTTAAAAAACGGACAGGCACAAAGTTATTCAATTACTTTCATAGGTAGCTTAGGTAACTTAAAAGATAAATTTGCAGGGCTATTTTTAAAAGATTTAAATAGTACTGAATTTAATGAATCACATAATGGTACAATAGTAAAAGATAAAATATTTACAACTGCTACAAGTGGCAATGTAATGTATCCTTTAATTTCTTCTTTAAATTATTGGGCTTATGGTTCAGGATATAATATTAATAATTCTGCAACTCCTATTTATCATAATGATTTATTTCCTGCATTACGTTTGAAGTCTATTTTTAAAATGATAGAAACAGAATTTGGAGTAAGTTTTAATGGAACAACTGAAAATCCAAGTACATTTTTAAATGATAATAAATTTAATGCTGCTTATTTATGGTTAAAGAACGCTGAAACATTTTCTTTAAAAGGACTTTCTGATTTAGTAACTTGGGATAGTACTGCTAATGATTATGGTTATACTGTAGACTTAGATGATGAAAGTTTTCAGTCAATAGAAACAGGTGATATTTGGGTAGATAAATATGCTAAATTAGATATTACTTCTACTGTAGATGGTTTAATTTACTATGTAGAAACATATAGAAATGGAATTAAAATATTAAGTCAACAAAGAGTATCTTCTACAAGTTCACAAACTATAACAGTTTCAGGTCTTGGTTTTGGATTACCAAGTGATGTTTATACAGTTAAAATATTAGCACCTTTAGTAATGACGTTTGATTGTACATTAAATTTAACAACTGTATTAATAGATACTACAGTTTTAACAATGAATGTTTTAAAAAGTGTATCACAAACAACAACTGCACCTAACTTAGCTGTTAAGAATTATATGCCTGAAATTAAAATAGAAGATTTCTTTAGTGGTATTTTAAAAATGTTTAACCTAACTTGCTTTTCAACTGACGGTATAACATATACAATAGATACTTTAGAAAATTATTACACTACTGGTTCTATAATTGATTTGTCTAAATATATTAAATCAGATGCAACTAATTTGACAAGAGTAAAATCGTATAAGAAAATAAATTTCTTGTATGAAAAATCAGATTCATTAGTTAATGTAGGTTTTCTTTCTGCTAACAATATTGAATATGGAAATTTATTATATGACACAACAAATGATGGTGAAGAATATACTGTTAAATTACCATTTGAAGATTTAAATTTTAATAACTTAAAAGATAAATTACAAGTAGGTTATGCTTTAAAAACTGATTTACAAAAGTATACACCTAAGCCAGTTATTTTATATGATTATAATCAAACTGCTTTGACAAGTTTAACAAGTACTACTTTATATTTTTCTACTGGTGTTTTAGGTGGTCCAGCAGGTTCACCATATACAAGTTATAAAGCATTTGGGCAAGAATATAATAATGGAACAAATACTTATTCTTTAAATTTTCCTGAACAACAAAGCACATTAACAAATGAATTAATAACGAATAGTTTATATCAAACTTATTATTCAAATTACATAGGTAATATATTTGATTATAAAGCACGAATAGTAAAGGTAAGTGCAATATTACCTATTTCTATTTTAACTTCTTTAAAGCTAAACAATAGGGTTCTAATAAGAGATAAAAGATATATTATAAATTCTTTTACAACTGATTTAACAACAGGTGAAGCATCGTTTGAATTATTAACTGACTTAAGAATATTATGATAAAACACATTTTAGATTTATTAGCATTGCACGAACATTATGGGCAAAGTGAAACAATAGAAATAGCAAAAGGAAAATATCAATTAGCAACTACTTGGAAGCAAGGAATAAATAAAATAAAAAGAAAATGGAAAATAAAGTAGTTAATTTAGAAATAAAATCAAATGTTGATGAATCTATAGCTGGTTTAAAAGCATTAAAAAGACAGTTAAAAGATACTGCTGCTGGTTCTGCTGAATTTAAACAGTTATACAATCAAATTGATGATTTAGAAGATAAGATTAAATCTTCTAAAAATGCTTCTTCTGATTGGGTTGATAGCTTAGAACAAGCAGGTGGGCCATTAGGAATGGTTGGTGCAGGGTTAAACAAAGCAAAAGTAGCCACACAAAGTTTTGGGGGTGCATTAAAAGCTACAGGAATAGGTTTATTTGTATCTTTAATTGGTGGTTTAGTTGCTGCATTTTCTGAAAATGAAGGTGCAATGAAGAAAATACAACCATTAATTGATGGTTTAAAGAAAGCGTTTCAAGGTGTATTTCGTGCAGTAGAACCTTTATTTGATACTTTTATAGATTTAGCTACTGAAGCATTACCATACGTAACAAAAGGTATAGGTATGGTTTATTCTGCAATGATGGCTTATTTTACATTTTTAAAAGAAGCAGGTGGTGGAGCAATGAAAATATTAAAAGGTGTATTTACTTTAGATGCTGATGCTATTTCTGAAGGTATTGACCAAGTTGGTGGAAGTTTCAAAAAAACTGTAAATTCCTACGGTGAAAGTATGAAACGTTTTGAAGAAGGTTCAAAAGAATTAACACAAACAGAAAAAGACGAATTAGAAAAGCGTGAAGAAAATAGAAAAAAAGCATTAGAAAAGCAATTAGAAAACGAAAAGAAAGCTAAAGAAAAAGCAGATGAATTAGCAAGAAAAAAAGCAGAAGATAAAAAGAAGTTTGATGAAGAAACTAATGCAGGTATACAATTATTAAACCAAGCAAATTTAGCAAAAGAATTAGAAGATTCAACAAGAAAAAGAGGTTTATTAGATGAACAAATAGCATTATTAGAAGAAGGTGTTGCTGCTGTACAAGTAACAGAAACAGCTATAACAAAAGAAACAGAAGCACAAGCAGCCGCAAGAATAGCTTTGATTGATGCTGAAAAAAAAGCTAAATTATTAGCAGCAGATGAGGTAGCAAATACTTTATCTGCTATGGCTGATTTATTAGGAAGAGAAACTGCTGCAGGAAAAGCGGCTGCCGTAGCAAGTGCAACTATAAATACATTTAGTTCTGCACAAAAAGCATACGATGCAACTGTTGGTATTCCTTATGTTGGACCAATATTAGCACCTATTAACGCGGGTATTGCTATTGCAGCAGGTATTAAAAATGTAAAAGCTATTTTAGCAGTTAAAACTCCAGGTGGTGGAGGTGGTGGTTCTGCTCCAAGTTCTGGTGGTATGACTCCAGGAATGGCTGCCCCTAAATTTAATGTAGTAGGTGCAAGTTCTTCAAATCAATTAGCACAAACAATAAGTTCAAAAGAACAACAACCTATTAAAACTTATGTTGTGGCTGGAGATATAAGTACTGCACAATCTTTAAATCGTAATATAGTACAATCAGCAAGTATAGGATAATTAAAACAAATAAAAATTAAATTAATTATAATTAAAAAAATATACAATGGCTAAAAATTTAGAAACAATAGAATTATTTATTGATGAGAATGTAGAAAAAGATGGAATAGACGCTTTAAGTTTAGTAAAGTTTCCTGCAATAGAAGAAAATTGGGTTGCTTTAAATAATCATAGAATTGAATTTAAAACAGTTGATGATGAAAAAAGAATCATTATAGGTTTAGCTTTAGTTCCTGATAAATTAATTTACAGAAGAAATGGTGAACACGAATATAATATTAAATTTTCAAAAGAAACTGTAAACAAAGCAGCAAGATTATATTTAAAAAAACTAAATAATAACAATGCTACATTAGAACACAAAACAGAAGTTGAAGGTGTTTCAGTTGTTGAATCTTGGACTGTAGAAAACCCTAAAATGGATAAATCTGCTATCTATAATTTAAATGCAACAGAAGGTTCTTGGGCAGTTATTATGAGTATTGATAATGATGAAGTTTGGCAAGAAATTAAAAACGGAACTTATTTAGGAATAAGTGTCGAAGGATATTTCTCTGATAAATTAGAAATGAGTTTAGAATTAGCAAAAGAGAAAGAATTATTAGATAAAATAAAATCAATTATAACTAATGCTGAAATTAATAAATAAACTTATGGGAAATAAAACAAGTTCACCAAAAGGTGGTAAAAGAGGTTGCATTTGTAAAGATGGTACATACAGTTCAAAATGTTGCAATGGAGAATTATCAGAACAAGGAATTGGTGCTTTGACAAATCAACAAGTTGTTGTAACAACTAACACTGATAACACAAGAACTATAACTAATGTAAGTTCGTAATTTATAACAAATATAAATAATATTAATTTAAACTATAAATACTTATAAATATGAATGTGATTAACGAAATTAAAACGCTTTTGGG